TTCGAGTATTTACCCTGGAGATTCAAAGCCAGGGACCACACTTTTGAACTTTACCACTGCAGATTGCTCTGATGGATACGATCTTCCTGACCGTTTTCTTCTCATGCATTATTTGGCAAACGCCTGCGTTGAGACGCCGCGTGAGCATCAACTCGCTCCCGATTGTCGTTACGTTCGGGTACTACTCGTCTGTGCGCTTGTCGCAGGACCTTACCTGGTTTTCCACAACAGTTCGTGGCCTGATCACCCGCTCAATTGAGGGTGTTTCGACCAGACTTCCGCTAGTCAAAGACTGGCTCCGCAAGAAGATGATTTCCTGCCTGAAGGCTCAGCTCGCTTACGCGAGCCAGGTTACTTTAGGATTGTGGGACACTCTCTGCGAGCTAGCTGACGGTGGGAGCAAGTACTTTGAGGAGACCTTTGGTGATTGGTCTACGACGGCGTACACCATTGCTGCAGCGGTGCTGCCTTTTCTTCTGTGCTACATCTTGCTGGACATGATTGTCGACCGGTATGATCCGTACGAAGTCCCATGTAAGCCTGCGCGGCTTTTCCGGGGATTCACGCGTCCGATCAATCCGCTCTTCATCTGGTTCGGTCCGCTCTCCACCTGGGGAGAGGACGAGTGTCTGGCGAAGGGCCCTGGCTTCACCAAGGGAGTTTGCAAGCAGACGCAGCAGGCTTCCGAGGCTGGCACGGCCGATACGTTCACGAACAAAGACGGTGTCAAGTGCGTCTGGCTCCCCTGGGGGAAGACACGCCTCGCGATCCCGGTTGAAGATGTTCTGACTCACTTCGGTGTGAGCCAGTCCCGGGGGCTGCCTGCCCTGCGAGGAGTCAAGACGGAGAGTGCGGTTACTGGATCCATTCCTTATCTGGAGATGAGCAAAGCTCCGGACTGGAGTGGGTTCATCAGTCGGGCACATGGCGGCGATCCTACTCAGGGTACCGACCAGCTCTCGGGCGTCACCCGGGTGCGACAGGGCTTCGACCTCAGCCTCCACTCCATGGAGGCCTTCCAGCAACACATCGAGCAAGGCGGAAGCCTTTACTACCGACGCGCTTCGCTGGACATCAACGAGCCCTGGCTCGAAATCGACTCTTTGGCAAAGAAGATGCCTGGGTTGATCCCGCTCACGTCGTACTCGGCGTTTGACGCGAACGATCCCCGGCGTGAGAACTACCTCTGCGGTCGGTTGCACAAGAGCCTCAAAGGCTTCTCCATTCCCGTGAGCGGCGCAGACCACTGCACGCTCTTCCCTGCCTGTACCGGCTTCGAGCGGCGCGGCAACAAGTGCATCCCGTTGATGGATTTGAAACTCAACGAGCAGTGCTTCAGCCGCCTCGGCCTGAGGGGTAGCAAGTACATTTCCAACGCCAAGCGTGGCCGCTGCCGCATCTGGAGCATGATGCCCAAGTCTGACTCCAATGAGGTGGCCCTGCATAAGGCCGAGGGGATGTTCGACTGTGGTACGCCCACCCCCTTCGACGAGGACCTCAACGTCGCGATGAAGAACGTCCAGCGTAAGAGCACCAAGCCCATCTACACTGGCCTCGGGACGCACAGCGCATCCACTGGGTGCCCTACGTCTCGCGAGGACGGTGAGGGCTCGTCGAGCTCCTCCCTGACGCTCATCAACAAGAACGGTACTGACGGCGACATCGTTGGCAAGCACATTGCTTCGATCGGCCGAGGCGCCGCAGATTACGAGCGCTTCGCCTCGCGTGGGAACAAGACCAACTTCATGGCCTCGTCCTACGTCTACTACCGTACCCTCGAGGCCATCACGGATCTCAAGTTCACGCGCCGTGTCCAGATTCAGCCCATCTCGAGCATTCTTGCGAGTGCCCCTGGGATGTTCGCTCGCTGGACTGGCGTGAAGACCGAGACTCCGACCGTCGAGGACAACAACTTCCCTGACAGCGACTACGACCCCGACGAGGTGGACCTCCGTGGTGTCTACCTGTCGCAGGCTCAGATCGCCCGCTACGATGACGGCGGTCACGACTTTTCCCGCACGCAGGATCAGGAGGACCACGATCAGGCGGTGCAGAACGAGCAGGACTGGATGCATCAGGAAGTTGCCGTGTACGGTGGCGGAGAGGCGGACGCCGGTGATCACCGTCGCATCAACCGTATGCGTGGGCTCAGCCAGCGTATGCACGCCGCCAACCGCAAGGGAGGCCCCAAGCGCGCCAAGCGGGCGTCGCCAGAGCCGAAGAGCCCGGCCCTCACCAAGGACGAGCTCAACGAGCTTTTGGCGCACTGCAAGGACGTGCTCGAGAACGACCGTCTCCTTGTGTCGAACGCCCACACGTTCAACCAGCTTCAGAGCGACATCTTGTTGCTCACAGAGTTGATCAACCAGGTCGACTACCAGGACGCAGCCTCGGAAGCCACAGAGAGCACCGAGATGGTCTCCTGCGCCGACCCCGACGACTACGTGAGCAACCCTCCGCTCCCGATCGCTCAGTTGGCGGCACAGTCCAACACGCCCGTGAGTCTTCCGGGTGTCAAGACCGAGTCGCCCGTGGACCTTCCGCCGCCTCCAGCTTTGGAGCGTGAGGGTGCGCGCATGACGACGGAGGAGATTCGCGAGAAGACCAACCCCGCGACCGCCAAGTTCGTCGACCAGATTCACGAGCTTCTGCGCGTCAACCCGACGCTCACCGCCCAGCGGTTGTGCGACCTGGTGAACGCGTGGGATGACCTCGCTGAGCAGGCCGACAACAAGGTTCCCGGCTTCGCCGAGGTGCTCAAGAGCAAGCTCGAGCAGTCGGGTTTTCAGGAAGCGGGGTCCAAGGAGGCGGGCCCGAACGCTCAGCCCGCGGACGAGGAGAAGAAGAAGCGCACCCGTCGGAAGAAGAAGCCCAAGGAGGAGCCGAGCGCCCCACCCTCGAGCCCACCGGGCTTGGAGTAGGCCTCTCTCTCTCCAAGGTCGCCGCCAAAGCACGCGCTACGGTTGGTGAGTTGTTTCCACTTAAGACGGCATGTCAGGCCTTGGCCATGTATGCCGCAGCCAACACCTTCACTCACCACCCAGGCGGCGAAGTGGTCGGACCGATCACACACTATGGGACTTCTACCTACCGTTTCTCGACGCGTCACGATCCTCCCAACGCCACAGCCTACGACGCAGCATGTCAAATGCTTCCGTTGATCAACCCCGAGTACACCAAGTTTCACGGGCACACGATCCGGGAGTTCGAGATGCCAGCGAGTGGGCTCGTCGATGGGAAGACCAGTTCAGATCTCCAGCGTGACTCCCTCATCTTCCATGCGGAGCTCTTCAAGATGAAGAACCGCGAGAATAAGGACTTGAAAGAGTTCTCTTTTACAGAGGAGGAGTTGCGTATCGTCGCTGAACGCTGGCCCAACACAAAGAAGGAGTGGAAAGATCCTCTTGAGCATTTCGACGAACTGTACCAGAAAGCTGTCAACGGAGTTGTCGGCACCAAGTCTTCGGCTTGTTCAGTCTGCCTGGGTCAAACCAAGGGAGCCTGTCTCGCCAAGAAAGGTGCTGAGGTTAAGCTCCTTGTCTACCAGCGCTGGCTTCGGCTCTCGTCGATTACGCTCGAGGATCTCCGCAAACTCGACCCGATCCAGCTCGTCTCTGGAGGTTACTGCGACCCCATTCGAATCTTCCTGAAGTGCGAACCTCACAAGATCTCGAAGCGGTACTGCAAGATCTCCATGAGAAAGCTGAAGCGGCAGAGGTGGCGGATCATTTCCAGCGTGAGCTTGGTCGATGAGCTTGTGGACCGGATGCTGTATGGCACCCAGAACAAAGCCGAGATCGCTTCCTGGAACCGCATTCCTTCGATGCCTGGTGTCGGCTTCTCCGACGACAACTCAGCCGAGAAATTCTTCAGTGATGTCATCATGCCCCAGAAGGACAAGGGACTCATGATGCTCGACTTCACCGGCTGGGACTGGGGACTCAAGGAGGGCATGTTGAACATGGACGCGCGCGTCCGCTCCATCTTGTGTGGAGAGCAGGACTGCGACATGTTCCTCAAGCGCGCTTGCACGATCGGCTACTCGGTCTTTGTGCTGGACAACGGCGAAGCCTGGGTCCAGAACGTGCGCGGAGTGATGAAGAGCGGCTGGTATTGCACTAGCTCGACTAACTCTCGCTCCCGCGTTCTGATTTCCCTGCGCCACGCTGCTGACCAAGCAGAGACCAAGGAAGAACGTGATGCGCTCCTGAGGCTCTTCTTCGTGATCGCCATGGGCGACGACTCCGTCGAGGAGGAACACAAGGGAGGCTACTCGAAGTTTCATGATGCTCTTGACGACTGGGGGCTCCGGCCCGACACAGCGTTTGACGGGGAAATCGTGACCTACCGGGATGTCGAATTCTGCTCACACAAGTTTGAGCTCGACCGCTACGGCAAGGTGTGCGCTAACCTCGTCAACTGGAAGAAGAGCATTTCCAGCTTCTTGTACCTCCCGACGCACCGCAAGCTCCCTGAGCAGATCGCGGGCATCCGGAACGCGCTTCGGCACGCCCCGGAGCTCGCGCAAGTTGAGAACATGTGGCAGGCACTCTTCCCCGAGCTGTGGGCAGATTCCTTCTCATGCGGAACCCGGTCCGCCGGGCTCTGGGGCATGTAAGACCCTTCTCTCCGATTCTCTTCCTCACAAAACTGGGATTCACCAAAACCGGTTGACTGTCGTTGAGCTACGCCTCATGTGTGCTCCGACCCTTTAGTCGACCACTAAACACCCCACTAAATAGAGGCTATCTAGAGGATCGTCGTTTCTTTGGACTTGTAAATTAACCGGTAAAGAGACATGTTCTGCCGGTTTAATAGAACCTACGAGTTCTATTCCACAAAACAAACATTCCCCCCCCGACTTCTCCACAATGGTTACCTCAAACAGTAAACCCCGAAGTGGCGGACTCACCAACAAACAACACGCCGCGCTCGCGGCTGCTGCGCCTCTTGGTGCGGCAATTGTCGCGAAGATGCGGGCTGCGTATCTCGCCCAGCCACGCGGTGGCGGTGGTGGCGGCGGTCCTCAACAGACTCGTCCCCCCACACGACGCCGCCGAGCGGGCGTGCCGCTCCGCATGCCTCCGAATCTTCTTTGGCAGGAGCGCGGAGGTCGTACCGACTTCACCGGTCAGACGACCAAAGCTCTCCAACGACAGGCTTGGACAGCAGACCCAGCGACGTCCAACATGATGGCGCCTCGTGGCCTCGGCTATTATGACGCCTTTGCGACGATGTCCGATTCTGCTATGACCCATCTGTCGATTGGTCCAGCGACCCCGATCGTGGCCAAGACTACTTGCCTCGACAACGGGTCGCCTATCTCTACAAAGTGGAAGTACAGCGCACAGCTGCTGGTTGTAGGCCCTGCCCCGGGCAGCACGCAAGCCGTGCTGTACCGAGAGTCTTCGGGTACTCCCACGGACAAGGTTGACCTTATCGCGTACGACTCTACACAGTTGCTGAGCGATCCCCCAGCTGAGATGATCCCAACTCGTTGTTCGGTACGGGTTCGGAACTTCACCAATCAGTACAACATGGGCGGGTTGGTCCGTGTGCTTCGTGCCACCACCGGGATGTTCCTTGACCCTGACTACACGAGCAATGCAGCTCTCGCAGATCTCATGCAGGGCATTCGTGACCATCGACGGACCCATACTTACACGGGTCCTGAGTTCACTAAAGCTATGCAGAAGAATGCGATCGTAGCTGACCAGTCTCGTTCGTTGATGTTCAAGGACTGCGACTTGATCGCTCAAGCGGGCCAGTTGCCCTGGTTTGAGAGTCATTATGGCCCACCGGCCGTTTTGCCCTCGCCAACGCCTGGCGCGCCTCCTGCTGTATACGATCCGACTAAGCCGGTGTATGATTTTACGGACTACATCGCGAATCCGACTTTCACGCCGTTGCTGATTCTGTTCGAGCCCTACAGCCAGGATGGCGGTGCGCAGACCGCTGGAGGTCCGAACACGTACGAGGTGATTGTGCAGTCCCAGTTCTTTGGACACTACAAGCAAGGCACCATGCTTGCCAACATGGCCATCGAGCCTAAGTCGAACCACGGCGCTCTTGATCGACATCGGAACGCCGAGGAACGCAAGGGTTCACTCATGGAAACTGTCGGCAAAGGCCTCGCTAACGTCGGCCATTGGGCCTGGGAGCACAGAGGCGATCTTCTTACCGCAGGAGCACTCATGCTCTGAGGTGATCGCAGGGTTTTACGAGGTTTTCCTCAGACAGGTGGCGTCTGCTCGCCCGTCAGAGATTTTCCCCTCGTCTTTCTTTTCCCTGCTTGTGCATGTAGAGGAAACCCCTCTTGGACAGACACATGCCCACA